ATGCAGACCATCATTTACGATTACAGCCCTGAATTTCCTGACTGTGGCGTACTGGCAGACCTCCCTGACGGGGAAGGGGTTTTCTTTAATACATTCGATGACTTTATGTCGTTTGTGGATGATGAGTTTTCTGATGTGCAGCTCGTTCCCCTGTTTGAGGAGGGCGAAAATGAGTACATCTGACAACATGGTGCGTGTTGATGCGCTGTCTTTCTCTTTCAGCATTTCATATATGCGTGACCTTTCGAAATGGTATGAGTTTAGCAGAGCATCAGGCTATAACGGTGTTCTCCCTGAATTTCCGGTTCCGCCCTCACAGACTGATTTCAGAACCGGATTAACCCTGTCATCAGATGTGTATCAGCGTTTACTGGATGATTACTATCAGGAGTATTACAACGCGGTTTACTCGCGCATTTTCCTTTTTTTCGACCGAATTTTCGGACTGTCAGTGGGACCGGTGCGTTCCCGTGGTATGCAGGGCTATACCCATTCCTGCCGTCTGTTTTCATCGGATGGTCAGCATGAATGCGGCTGGCTGATGTTTGGTGGGGCTAATCAGAAAGATACCGCGCATGTGCAGCTCTCCGGCGTGGGGTGTCGTCATCTGTTTATGAACATCACGCCGTATCTTCTCTGGAATACGCTTAAGGGTCTGGGGGTGACGCGCCTGTCACGTGTTGACCTGTGTTTTGATGACTTTACCGGAAATTTCGGTACAGCCTATGCACTGACGGCATATAAGGATCGGGCTTTTCTGTCAGGTAAAGGTGGTCGAGTCCAGGAACTCGACGTTCGTCGGCCTGTGGTAGGGGAATCACTCAAAGGTGACACGGTATACATTGGAAAACGTAAATCCTGTATTTACTGGCGAATTTACGATAAGGCTCTTGAACAAAAAATTGAAGGTGTTTCCTGGTATCGCTCAGAAGTGGAATTAAAAAAAGTCACTGTTGATGTACTTTCTGATGTTGACGCATTTTTTGCGGGTATTTGTGATTATTCTGCCTCTCTGTTGAGTGGTCATATTGAGCATATACGCAAGCTCCCGCGCGATGAACGCCAGAAAATGAAAAACCTCCTGCCCTGCCTTGAATTACTGGGAAGGATAAAGCGAGTCCGTCTCCAGTTCGGAAAAATAGCGTCTGAGGTGCTGGATATTTTCGATGGTGATACTGGTGCAGTCTTCGGTCTGCTTGCCAGTGATGAGGCAATAAATAAATTTAATCTGGGTGAATACCAGCGTTCTCTTAAACAGGGTGGCGTGATATTCAGCCATTCCCGACAGAAACAACGTTTATATGGAGTAAATTAATTATGCAGACCGGTTATATTTTTCGTGGTATTTGCCTGGCAACCAGGGTGAAAGAAAGTTCTTTTGACGGAAAAGTCAACACCAGATATTTCCTGGGGGTAATGTCATCCGTTCGCAATGAATATGGTGTTGAAGACCAGAAAACTCAGGAATTCAGAATTCCAAACAGCAATGATTTCACTCAGGTGCTGAATTATTATAATTCGCTGAAAGGAAAAATGGTGGAGGTTTCCTTTGAGAACCGTGCTTATACGCTTGATGATGGTCGTAAAGGCTCTAATATCTTTGTGACAGGTGTTATTGAGGTTAAGCCGGAAAAATAACATCTACACAACAGGATATTCTCTATGACCGAAATTAATAATGTCACAGGTAATATATGTGATGTAGTAACGGGTGTTTGCCATTCGGTAATCTTATCTATAAATTCAGTGCCTGTTACATTTGCTTCGTCTGGCACTGATTTTAAAGTATCTGCTGGTTATTTTGCTGCTGCCTTTATTCCTACGCTTAGTTTATGGCTGATTGCAAAATCATCAGGGATAATACTGGAGTTTATACGCAGGTTATAAACTCTTTCATTAAATATCATTTGAAAGGTTATCATATGTATAAATCAATATCTTCTCGCGTAATTATTCTATTAGCTTTTATTCTTTCTGCTATTTCTGTTCCCGCAATGGCTGCAGGACCGGATTTTACGTCACTGACTGATGCCGTAGATTTTTCTACTGTACAGACAGCTATTCTTGCTATTGCTGCATTAGTTGCTGGCGTTTATGTCCTGATTTCTGGTGTTAAGAAAGTACTGAGTGCTATTAAATCTGCATAATTTATTCTGAATAAGGAGGGGGAGTTCTGCTCCCCTTTATTTATGGCTGAACTGTGGAATATTGTCTTTTTTGCATGGGGTCTGTTATGCGCCTGGATCGTGGTTCGTGGTTTCGACGACTGACGGTTTATTATCTTTGCTTCTGCGTCGTTTTCGTATCTTTTCCGCGCAGAACTGAAGCTGCGTTTCCCCTTGCTATCCCTTTATTGATGGCGGCTGTACCTGCCGGAACGTCATCACTCTCTGCCATCAGTGGTGTGACGCTGAGTTATATCGCTTATACACTCGGGATTACTGCTGTAGCAACAACGGCGGCGGGAGTGGCTCTTGAATATAACGGCAGAACGTCATCCAGTACGGGGGCAAATCTTCGACAGGATGGTATTCCTGTAGCGGCTTCGACAATGATTTCGATGGGCGTGACTAAACCATCTGACTGGGATATGCCTTACAATGGCGGCCGTCTGGTTAATGTGACGTCGTCGTCTCAAATGGCATCAATTGCGCCGGGTCTTATAAATTCACCCTCGTTATATTCTCCACCGTCATTACTTAACCCAGTTCCTGTTTATATTCCTCCCCGGCCTGTTGTCAGTTACCCGTCTGCGCCTTCAGGAGTTAAATTTACGTCTTATCCGGGAGGAGTTTATAATGTTAATTCGAATATAGTTGTTGATGACGTAAACCCTGATAATCTGAATTATATTTCCGCCTCTGATGTTAATGAACTTGCCAGTTTTATTCTTTCCAATAATAAAACAAAAATTGACTATGCTTTTGAGCGCATCCGTGACGGCTACAGCGCATTATATTACGGAGGCAGGATAAATGATCATGGTGTATATCGTGATGGTGCTGCTTGCGGTGATTTGCTCCCGCCTCTTGATTATCCTCAGATAACAAGTACAGTTACATCTTCCTCTCAGACAGGGAGGTATATGATTAACGGCACTGTTAAAACACTGCCAGCGCTATCCCATATTCAGATTTATGTTCCTGCTGTGAATTTTACTTGTATCCTTCCTCAATCTGTTGGCGGGTTAACAAGCATCAGTAATTCCGTTGGCTCCACTGTTATTGCTGATATTACTGTCTCGCCTAATTTATCTTTTCTTGATATGTCCGGTACTTCTCAGTATACAGATAATTCACAGCTTTTACCGCCCCTGGGTCAGGTTGCTGGTATTCAGGAGGATTTTAAGTCCCGTTATTTAACACCTGCGCAGATTGCCTCTTTTATTAATACAGCATGGCAGCAGGCATCTGCGAGGGAAGGTTATAAGGGTATTCCTTATTCATCCTCCATTGCTGCCACTCCCCAACTAGTTAAGGATATAATGGATGTGCGGGGAATGTCTTTGTCACTGACTTCACTTTTTGAGCCTGTCGGCAAGGCCGGATACTGGGATATTCCCGTTTATAATGTCACGCTTAATCAGTATGTCAGCATTACAAATATTGAAGCCGATCCGGTTATTGATTTCGGCCCGAATCCGGGAATTACACCTCCCGAACTGCCTCCTGCTGCGGGTTTCGAAAAACCGCTGGCACCGATTCTAAATATCATGCCTTTTATGCGGGATTTTAAATTACCTGACAGAAGGCTTATTTGTCCTGTTTTTAATTACAATATACCTTTTGTTAATTTAAATGGTGTATTTGATATTCATTGCACTATTCTTTCACCTTATTATTCTCTTATATCTAATGTTTCGATTGTATTCTGGACGATGATTTCACTTTTTATAATTTTGAGGAGAAGGGGATAATATGAAACGTTTATTATTACTGTTTTTTATTCCAGTAATTAGTAATGCTTCTCCAGTTAATGGTGGTGTTTCAGGTGCTGATGGTAAAATCCATGAGGTTTTATCTGTGGCTATGTCCGTTAGGGTGAATGATATTATTGCACGCGAGACTGATGAGGGTAATGACGTTCCGCCTGATGCTTATCCTGAAACTGTCAGGGGTGTTTCTGTGGCTCTGAATGGGATGGTTAATTTATCGGAATACAGCAGATATAACGGGAGGTCATGGGCTAACATATTTCTACGTTCTCATAACCTCTCAGCATCATTCTTTGATTCGCCTGATGTTTCTTTTATATGGTCAAGACAAAGTTGTCAGGGAACGCTTAAATGGTTGGTTTCGGGGTATCCTCAGTTTAATACCAGTGTCAAAAATCCGGTTGCTGAAATTAAGGGGGTGTGTAAACAGCAGCCTTATAATGCCACGCCTGGAGCTTATTATTCCGAACGTTCAGGGAATGTATATTCAATGCCTTATGAGGGTGGGTATATAAACGGATATACATTTGATGATGTTATAAATTATTTTAATGAGGTTTATCGTTCTGCTGTTTATCGTCGCTATGAGGAGGATTTTAAAGATTTTGTGAACCGTTATCCTTTATGTTCATCATTCAGTCTTGATATAAAAGATGAAGACGAAATAAAACCATCAGGAGAAAACCGCTCCTATAATATTAACGGCAATTCTGTTTCCCTGATGAGTTCTTATAAAGTCAAACTTGTCAGCCTGGTTACAGAATCCTGTGTTTTAGATGGCAGACCTGTGAGCACAAAGGGGGGATATTCTCCTCTGGCTGACACAACTGTTTTTGTCAGTGCCTCTGGTTATGAGGAGGGTAAGGTAAACAGCTATATTCCTGACATATTTAATGGGGGAGATAAATTGCTTTTAAATTCATATATGTCAGCAATGTCCAGAAAAATCATTCCTGCGCTTGCATTTGCCTCCGTTCTGAATACAGCCTGGGCTGAGGCTTCAGCTTCACCTTCACCTGATTATAAAGGTATACCTTATTCAGAAATGTCCAGAATTACGGAAACTGATGTTATGTCAGTGATGAATAACCGTAATGTTAATCCTTCAGCGGCTGATGCCTACGCTCAGATACCTGAAAAGGGTGTTTATCTGATGTACTGGAGCGACACGCATAATTCGTATGTCACTCAGGAAGTTTTTGAAGCATCTAAAAAAGTTGAGGTTGATTTAGGTCCTAATCCGGGCATTGAAGCACCAGAACTTATTCAGGGGGAACTGTCTGATGCCCTTAATCCGCTGTTTAATGTTATGCCATTCCTTAAAAATTTCCGTCTCGATCCTCATGCGGCATCCTGCCCGGTATGGACTTATCAGGTTTTTGGCCAGGCTATTCCAATGACATCATTTTGTACACTGGTGGAGGATAACAGATCTCTGATTTCTTTATTTTTTATTATTCAGTGGACGATTATTTCTCTTGTAATCATTGTGCGTACGTAAGGAGCTTTATATGCATGCGATCCTGATTTCTGCGTTTAATTCTGTACTTCGCTTTCTGCTTGGTCAGGCGACGATTAAATCCGTTATTTTTATTACGCTTACTTATGTTATATCTGAGGTTATTTCCGTAGTGAATAAGATTTTGCCGGATTCGACTAATCTGGTTGCATTATTTAATTCGCTCCCCTCTGAAGCTTGGTATTTCATTAATCTTGCGGAACTCCCTTATGGTCTTTCATTGATATTTTCATCGCTTCTTACCCGGTTTATTTTTGGAATGATTCCTGTTGTGGGCCACTGACGGGGGGGTTTATGGCTATTTCCGGTTATATCGGTCTTCCCGGTTCGGGGAAGTCATTTGAATGCGTTTCTAATGTGCTATTGCCTGCGGTTCAGGCAGGGCGTCGGGTTGTCACGAATATCATCGGCGTTAATCCTGATGTGATTTATGATTATTGTGTTGATGCCCTGAATCTCGATCGTGCTTCGCTGGGTGTTGTGGTCGTGGTTGACAGCAGGACTATGAAACAGCAGGATTTTTTTCCTTATAAGAATGCGAATGATGAAACGGTGACAGATACGTTATGCCAGCCTGGCGATTTGATTATGGCAGATGAGGCATGGCGGCTCTGGCCTAAAGACAGTGACGTATGTACTGAGCACCGTTCGTTCTTTGCGGAGCACCGCCATTTCACGAATCCTCTTAATGGGACATCCTGTGATTTTGTTTATATGACGCAGAGTCTTGCAACGGTTGCGAGATACATTCGTGATCGGCAGGATAAAACGTTCAGGATGAAAAAATTAACATCACTAGGGTTTTCAACCCGTTACCGTGTGGATGTTTTTGAAGGAGCTAAAACGACAAAAGCGGCGTTAATTCAACAGTATCAGTGCTCGTATAAAAAGGAAATTTTCCCGTTATATAAATCTCACGATACAGAAAATGGTCAGGAAAAGGTAGTTGATAAACGCCAGTCATTTCTCAATGGTCGTTTCTTCTTTCGTCATCTCTTTATTCCTTCTTTTTTACTGACAATAGGTGGTTATTTTATTTTTAATATTACTCAGAAACATATGACATCACTGGAAGATGAAACTGGAATGGAAAAATCTTCTTCTGTTGTACCTGCTCAGGTTAATGCTGGTAATGCGTTTCCTGTTGCCGTTGCACAAGAAAATTATCCGGCATCAGCATCATCGGCGCGTTCTTCGGTGTCATCCACATGGCGTATCGGGGGGCGTCTGGTAAAAGGCGATCTGTCATATGTTGTGTTGGTTAATGTAGACGGTCGAGTCAGGATGGAATTGCTGAATGGATTTTCTTTTAACGGTTTATATATGAGTGGGTTTGTTGATGGTGAAAAAGTGACAGTCTGGTCAGGGTCTTTATCCGGTGCTGGAACAGGGTTATTAAAATGAATAAATATCTGCTGGTTTTATTATTTTTCCTTTCATTCAGGGTTATGTCTCAGGGTGTGACTCTGGAATTAAACCGGGTGACATTACCTGAATTCATTCATATGTTGTACAGCGATGTATTTAATCGCCCATATATGCTTTCGCCTGAACTTGCAGGAGATACGCGTATTCTGTCGTTGCGTATTACACCGGATGTTGATGAAATGGAGTTTATAGAGCGTTATTTCGGGAATCTGGGAATTAAAATATTTACCCGCGACGGGATTGATTACATTGCACCGGTCATCAAAAAATCTTCTGAACCTGCCAGGGAGGTTTTTGTCTATCGACCGCGCTTTCGTTCCGTAGCCTATTTATCGGAACTTCTCAGAACGTTTGTAGAGGGGAGCTTTAGTGCAGCTGGGGCCGGGATAGGAGACTTCACTGTCGCGCCGGATAAAATTAAACCGGATACGGCAACGGATAAACTCAATCGTTCCGGCGATAAACTGGTGTTTTACGGTACGCGAGAAAATATCCGGCGTATTGAAAGGATCCTACCGGAGATCGATATTGCGGGGGATGAGGTTTTCGTAGGCGGTTATATTTTTGAGGTACAGACGAAGGAGCAGAACGGCAGCGGCCTTGCACTAGCGGCTAAACTGTTAAGTGGGAAAGTGAATATTGGTATGGGTAATCTGTCGGGAGGATATGAAAACTTTATCCGCATTGGCGGGTCGTCACTCGATGCCATGTATGAGCTTTTCAGAACAGACAACCGCTTTAAGGTAGTCAGTTCTCCTCGGCTGCGGGTCAAGAGTGGATATTCTGCGACATTCTCGGTTGGTCAGGAAGTACCTGTATTATCTGGCGTTGAGCACAATAACAATTCTTCATATCAGTCCGTTGAATATAGATCATCCGGGGTCATCCTTGATGTGCAGCCGGAAGTTCACGGTGATGTAACGGATGTTAAGATAAAGCAGCAACTGAGTAATTTTGTGCAGACAGAAACAGGCGTCAATAATTCACCGACGTTAATCAAGCGAGAAGTGGAAACGTTTGTTTCGGTTAAGTCCGAGGATATCATTTTGCTCGGTGGTCTTGCGGAGACAAAGAACTCAGATAGTAAGACTGGCTTTTCATTTCTGCCACGCTCCTGGATGTCTTCATCGGATGAGAACAACAAAACAGACATACTGATACTTTTGCAGGTTCGGTCAGAGTCCCCAGTGAAAAAGATGCTAAAGAAATAAGGTAATTAGTGCAGGATTGAACGAAATCGTCGGGCAGATCCTGCATGTAAAATTGTATCTTTTGTTGTGTGTGGCATTAGTTGACGTTTGTCTGCGCGGCTACGTCAACAATGATGCGAATGATTATTGATTGTACGATTTTTTTACAGATCATTTATTCAAAATATTTCAATTAAATAAGCTATCATTGGGATTTAGCCATTATTTTGTTAAATTCATTTTAATAAAAAGTACTTTATATTTAGTAAATTATAAATACTTTCACTATAATTTAATCACTTCAAAAAAAACGAATATATTAGCTTTATTTTTTTGTTGATCTTTTATATTTGCGGTTTATATAGTAGCTCCAAGGCCTTATCTATACTTAGTCATTTTAATATGTTGGATCGAAGATATTTGAGGTGTGAAATGATGTGGTTTTTTGGTGTTTTAATTTTATTGTTTTTGTTAGTCGTTATTCCTTTTTTAAAATTGAAAAATTCCAATCGTTATAATGCAGAGGTAAAAAATAAAGTCAAAGCTACGGATATAATGAAAAATAACAATAAATCCTTCGAGAGAAAACCTTTTTTAACTACAAGGGAGCGTGATTTTTTTAAGAAGTTAATAGAGAATCTTAAAAGTGAATATTATGTTTTATCACAGGTTAGAGTGGTTGACATAATAACCCCAAATAGACAATTCACCGAAAGCAGCAGGGAGTTCAATGCGTTATTTAGACAAGTTTCTCAGTGGCATTGCGATTTTTTAATCATTAATAGAGATTTTAATGTTGAGCTTGCAATTGAGTTGGATGATTCAACTCATAAGCATCCCAAAAGGAAAAGAAGAGATGAAATTTTTAATACAGCATTTAGCCATTCCGGGGTTACTCTAATTAGAGTAGTTGATTACAACCAGTTTCTAAATCTCCCTCAGAGTGGTTTATTTTTAAAAAATAATGATTCAGTTTAAATTTTTATATATGTTTTTTTTATGCCTGTTAAGGCATGGTAGCGAAGCGATACCCCGCAGCGCATGCGCGAGGACTCAGAAAGCCTCACGATTCATCGTGAGAATTCCCTTATACTGCAAAGCTGCTTTTAAGCTTTTTACCGATTTTAAGTAGCTTGTGTTACCTACGTCGCCTTTTATTGAGCGTTGACTGAAGTATCCGCCGCCCCCGCAGGTTCGAGGAGGCGGCGGATACAAGGACAATGCGAGTATCTAAGACAGTCTCTTAGAAAAGCTGATGCTCATCTGTATCCCCGTATCTGTAATACGGGGGTTAACTCAGTACTTATATGCGGCTTTCCCTAATTTTTACCTTTCGGTTTTCCCGCTTTTGATATTTGAATCCAGTCTTGAACTTTGAATTTTCTACTTTTATATGTGATAGAGATCATGTTTAACATAGTTGCTTACGGCATCAGAGTGCCAGACTGAGGTGTTAACTTCAGTTCCCAGGGAAGGTGTCCACATGAATATTAAACGTATTGGTCTCGATCTCGCAAAGCAGATTTTTCAGCTTCATGCTGTTGATCACCATGAACGTGTTGTTCTTCGCAAAACCCTGCGTCGCTCTCAGATGCTTACTTTTTTCACCCGGCTTGAACCCTGCCTTATCGGTATCGAAGCATGCGGCTCCTCGCATTACTGGGCCCGCGAACTTACCCGGCTCGGTCACATCGTGCGTATTATCGCGCCGCAGTTCGTTAAACCTTATCTCAGGGGCAATAAAAACGATGCCAATGATGCCGAAGCTATCTGTGAGGCCGTCAGCAGGCCGGGTATGCGTTTTGTCGCCGTTAAATCTGAAGCTCAGCAGTGCATGCAGGCTGAGCACCGGGTTCGTGCCCGCCTGATTCGGGACAGAACGGCACTCAGTAATGAAATTCGCGGGATGCTGGGTGAGTTCGGCCTGGTTCTTCCCGTTGGCCTGCCCGCCCTGCGCAGGGCGCTGCCGGAGATACTTTCTCAGCAGGAGCAATGGGATAACCACTTTATCCGTTTGCTGTGTGAGCTGGCAGAAGAACTTCAGGCACTTGATGAACGACTGAAACGTTACGACCGACGGCTTAAACAGCTGGCGCAGGAAGAGGCTCGTATAAGACGACTTCAGGAGGTCAGCGGGATCGGCCCGGTAACGGCCAGCGCTCTGGTTGCCGCAGTGGGTGATGCAGGGCAGTTTAAAAACGGACGTGAAATGGCAGCCTGGCTGGGACTGGTGCCCCGGCAACACTCGAGTGGCGGAAAAAGCCGGCTGGGGCACATCAGTAAGCGGGGGGACAGCTACCTGCGAACACTACTGATCCACGGAGCCCGTGCGGTCCTGAATGCCTGCGGACATAAGGAAGATCGTCGCAGCCAGTGGCTGAAGTCAGTGGCAGAAAGACGTAACCGGAATGTCGCGACGGTTGCGATGGCGAACAAAAATGCACGTATAGCCTGGGCGATACTGAGCCGGGAGGAAGAGTATCGTGTGATGTAA